AAATCATATTTGATGATTTCATCGATTGCTCGTTCAATTTCAGCATCGATTTCTTGATCAGACATATCATCTGTAGGATTTGCTATTCTAGCTAAGTATGCACAAGAGTTATAACCTTTACCAATGTCGAACATAAGCCAAGAAGCAAACTGTTCGAATGGATTAAAAGGATTATCGACTGTTGTCAGCATAAACTTACTTTCCATCATCAGTTCACTCCTTTCAAATATGCAGAAACTGTTGATGTTGAAACACCAAGTTTCTTTGCTATTTCTCCAATTGTGTAATTGGAATCTCTCATTGCTTTAATCTGATTAACTTTAGCTGGACTCAAAGTCGTTCTAGAACGAGGCATTGCTCTTTCTTTAATATCATCAATATCGGTATTGTTAAGTATTTTCTTTAACGTTGTTTCGCTAACAGCTCCTGCTTGTATAGCTTCCCATTCTCGATCAGTTATTTTTATAGAACGATCTCTTCTAGCCACAGCTCCAAGTTCTGAACGATATTTAGTTAGCGCTCTCTGATTTGCTTTCTTAATATCGAGTTTCTTAGAAGCCTCTTTTCGTGTCATACCAGGATTAGCATCCATTATATTTTTTATTTTTCTGTCGATTTCGGCAGCTGTCTTAATATTAGCCATCCTTTCACGAGGAGCATTTTTTAAAGCTTCATTGAGTTTAATATTTAAGTCTGAAACTTCTTTACGATATACTTCCTTAGCCGTCTTAGAATATGCAATTTTTCCTGCCGACATGGTCTCCTTACGAGCTTGATTAGCCAGGGACTTCATATGATTTGCATAGTCGGCATATAGCATTTCCATGGGGTTATTTGCATCAGAAATAAGAGTACGGGCATCATTTGTTTCTGCCATTTTTGTACTATCTTGTGTACGAATTTTTGTTTTATAAATAATATCGCCGTTTTTGTTAGTGAAATATACGCGTCCAGTTCCAGGCTCAACATTTTTTATAGGCTCATATTTTGAAGCTGCTTCTTTATCATCGGCTTTATATCTGATCTTTTTACCATCTTCTGTAGAAATAACTATTTCATTATTTTTTTTATCGTATTTTTTAATTGGATAATATATATCATCTGCCGTTTTCCAAATAAGTGCACCTTCTGGTTTACTAGGATCATACCATTTTTTATCTTTATAATTTATAAGAGGGCTTCCCTGTCTTTTAGGAACAGGCTCTATGCTCTTACTTCTTGATATAATTGTAGATGCACCGCCGTTTTGATAATCTTTTTTTAGGCCAGATATATTATTATCGAGTTCGCATTGCTTATAATCAAGATGGTGTTTTTCAGCATCGATAACAACCATGCTATAACGAACAGCTCTTTCTATTTCGCTTGGTGTCGCTCCTTTTAAAGTCATATCAGTAATAAGATTCGAAGCTACACCCATTTGCTGCTGCTTATAAGCTTCGCTCATTGTACGATATTCTACACCGTTTCTATAATAATGAAGCTTTCCGTTTGAATCTTTTTTCACTTCATCTGGACCATAAGCATCTTTGGGATCAAACCCTTTTAATCCTTTAAGCTCATCTGTTGATGTGATTCTGACTTTACCTTTTCTGTCATGTGTAGGTATGCACATAACAGTGTCACCATCAAAATCTGCTCCGGACAAACGATCAGCATTATTTTTATTTATTCCAACCGCGTCAATTGACGATGTTCCTATAATATCTCTTGCCAATTCGTTTTTATTGTTTACCTTTAGTATAGGTATTTCGAATGTGCCTGCATGAGGATATCTTATAAGAGCTAGTTTAGTTCCATCTTCGTATCCAGGAGCATAAATCTCGTTGTCCTTAAGCGTATTAACCGGAATAATAACATGGTATTTCTGACCAGGCAAAGCAGCTGCCTGAAGATGAACAGCGGCAGAGTCACATTCATCTGCAAATTTAGTTAACAAATGTTTTTTAACGGTAGGATTTGGAAATGAACAAATCTCATCAAACTCTGCTACCTTATCTGCTTCAGCCAAATTTAGCTGCTTTTTAGCCAATTCTACAGACTGCTTAGATAAAAACTGCGAAGGAAGTTTATCTTTCCATTCTGTCCAATCTCCTTCATCTGCTCTCTTATTTATAAGACCAAGTTTTTTATCTTTAACATTCGGATCGGTTGCACTAACTCGCTTTCCTGTTTTAGGATCGTACCAATATTGTCCTCCTTGCTCGGCATCTTTTATCAACGAACCAAAAGGATTGTCAGGATCGTCCTTTATAGTTTTAAGAACATCCATTTTCGGAACACTCTTAGATTTGTTGGTGTTAAAAATAACATCAACGCCATCAGGAAAATCTTTTGGATCGCCATAAATAGCCATACCTTTTATATATTTGTTACCATCAACCATTATACGAACCTGAGAATATCGTGACTCTCCAAGCGACAAATCTGCTACTCCTGGACGAAGTTCAACAATGCCATCTTTATCGATTCCTCCGTCTTCCTTATATCTAATCATAAGGCGATTTGAGTCCATACTTTCAGGATAATTGAATTTCTTTTCAAACGTGTTTCCTCCGTCACGAGAAATATATTCCTTAAGTGTATGAATATTATTATAGTCGTAAACGGCGCTAGAAACTTTTTGGCCTTTAGAGTTGATTTTATATGGCGTGTCAGGAGGAGCTATAACTTTTATAGTTGTCATCTGACTAGGGTTGCTTGCCTGCGGAACTCGACCTCCAAGGACATGATATCCCTCTATTTCAAGAAGAGCAAGAGCCTGATTAAGTTTTTCTTTAGAAATATTAAGCTCTACATCTACGCCAGTACCAAGAAGAATCATTCCCTTTTCGTCAACGTTCTTTTTTATAAAATCTGCGGTTTCTTTTGCTTTTAGCATTCTACTTTCAGATTTGCTATCAAGCAATGAACGAACCGTTGACTCATTTATATTTTCGCCAAATCTTTCGCTCATTTTTCTAGCGATCTCTGTAGGACCAAGACCATCTTCTTTCAGGGATTTAGCAGTAGCTACTTTGAGCATTCTTCGCTCATCTTTAGCCAGGCCTTTTTGAGTACGATACTGAGTTGTGGTCAAACCGAACTCTTCCATGATATTCTCGGGTGTTTCTTCCCATCCTTCTTTTCTAAGTATCTCAACACGAGCAAGAAAATCGGCATTACGCTGATAAGGGTCTTTGCCTGAGCCCCAAGGAAATCGTCCGCTACGACGAGGCATGCCATAATGCTCTAATGATTCTTCATCGTCTAAGCTGCAACCAAAATATGACATAATCTCTTCTGCAACAGGATTCATGATCAACTCTCCTCATAATCAATTTTTTCTAGCAAATTATTAAGATGGACAATCTTATCCATTATCGGAACAATATCTTCTGCGGTCGGATTATGATACAGAATTTGATCATTCTGATAGATTCTTAGTTCCATATCAATATCGCTAGGTTTAACTTTATATTCCAAACAAAAAAGAGCAGCATAAACTTCAAGCTGCTCCATATGTACTGGAGTTTTTCCAGTTTTTAAATCGTGAATTCTAAGCATTCCATTTCTAAAACATATAGAATCTGCTGTTCCGAAAAATCGATCAGAATAATATAAAACGACCTCTGTGCTCATCTTAAATCCAATTGCATCGTTAACATATGCATAAATGGTCTTTTTAGAACGAGGCTGCTTTATTCCTAAGTCTATGGTGTCTTTAGCCCATTGATGAAATCTTGTTCCCATCTCTGCAGCTTTTTTGTTTGTGTACACCTCAATTGCTTTCTCGTCACTATACCTTAACCAACTAGACTGGCTAGCACTAAATGGCGCATGAAGTCCTTCAAGATTTGAATGCTTTATGAAGTTCATCCAAAACCTCCTCCTTATTCTCAGGATAAATGAAACTAGAAAACGACATTTCATTCATCTTTTCAACATAATGATCTTGGTTCGGCCGTTTTCTTTCATCCGCGCTCTTTTTGCATTCTAATGAGGCCCACTTATCCTTGTACAGTACAAGCAAGTCTGGAATCCCCTGAATATAGCTTGAGTCGTTCTTCATTACAATGCACCCCGGAAATCTATCTTTCAACTCTTTTATTAATTTTGCCTGAAATTTATTCTCCAGCATAATAAGTATGCCTCCTTTCTGTAAAAATATAGTCCTAGCTTTCTTACTAACGCAATCTGCAAGTTCATACAGGCTAGGACCAGTTAAAAATATAAAAGAAAAAGTATGCTTAAAAAATAGCACTTTTTACCTTCCTCTCATAAAAGTCCATGTTTTTTTCGCGAATTTTAAAACTGCCGAAAATATATAAATTTAGAATTCTGTAAGCTCGGAAACATCGCAACCCAATGCTCTTGCAAGCTTGTCTACTGCATAGGCTGTAGGTATTGTTTTTCTATGTATGTAGTTGCTGATGCTTTGATGCGATACTCCAGAAATCTCTGATAAATATAATTGATCAAATCCACGGTCAACCATTTTTTCAACTAATCTATGCGCAAACTCTCTTTTCCAACTTTCCTCGCTTCCGTCATAAGGAAGCACCGTCCTAAAGCTTGTTAGCACATCATTGTACTCAATAACTGAACCGTCTTCCAATGTGACAAAAATAATGTTTGGCCCTTTTGCTTTGTAAGATACTGCTTGCTCAGCCATTGTAGGGTAATACATCTTAAACTTTTCGATTGTTAACCTATTGCTCATGTCTTCTACCTCTCTAATTGAATAATTTCATCTTTGCCCACTTTTATCAAAAAATATGGGTTTTTAACCGGCTATTTATATTTGCTATTATATTAGCAAAACCAGATAGCTAATATAAATAGGGGTAATATCCGGGTTTTTGGCCAAAAAGTGGTCTTTTTCATACAATTTTAATAAAAATAAGAGGCTCAGTTTGTACCAAGCCTCTTCTTTCATTACTTTTTTGCTTTCTTTTTAGTAACGTCCAAACCAATTGCTTTATAAATTTTAAGTTTTCGCCCACGATATTTAGTAGTGTCTGCAATAATCCAAGCACAATATCCGTCAACAAGGAACATGTTTTCGTCAACAATTATTGGGCTAAGCTTCTTATGTAGGGCAAATTCCATCTCTTTTTCATAGAGCTTTTCGGACTTCGGCGGAGCCTTCTTAAATGCTTTTGTAATTTTAATCTCGTCGAAATGCTTTCTAGAAATTCGTTTGCATTTATATGTTTTGAATTTCATTTACCTTTCTCCTTTCAAAATATAAAAGAATAGGACACCATGTTTCAGATGTCCCATTATTCAGTTTTTAGGATATAATCTAATTAGTTTCTTTTTACATTTATTAGCTGTTTTTTCATCACGGTCCTTAAGAGCCTTTTCTCCTTTAGACCAGTAATAATAAAATCTAATATCTTTGAATGACTTCATAGAATATCCTCTCCTTTCATAATAGGAGACGCTATTTTCGCGATCAAAATATAAAAGAAAAAGAGAAGGCGAGCCGGGTGGACTCGAACCACCTCTGAACTGGCACATTCCTTTCATCTGAATTTAATCAGCTCGTGTCCAGACAGGTTTCTTCCTGAGCGGGATTTCCTCATACTTGTTACTTCTCTCATAATACTACATGTGTTTTTCGCGAAAAAGAAAAGACCCAGATTTTTCTGAGTCCCTCTTATTTTTTATAAAAGTTTAAGTTTTGGTTTTGTTTTTAATTTCTCCAAATCTTCTTTTGAATATCCCATATTAAGTAATAAACTTTCCGCCTCTTTAATATCAGCTTCTATTGATTCATTGTTTTTACGCATAGAATCACTTATAGCTTTTAATTCTTCAGTTTGCCGGTCTATTTCTTTCAATATTGGATCTTCTTTTTTAACCTTTTTTCTTAAAAAATTAAACATAACCAAACACTCCTTTCATTAAAGGAAGTGTTTAGTTCGCGCCATCCGTTTTTCCTATAATCAACTCAGAATATGGCAGACTCTCAATCCAATCGCAGAATGCATGCCATTCATCGAGTTTATGATTCCTACGGGACTTATAAATATTCGCAAGAACCTCATAGTTCAGCATTACCGTACGTTTCTGATTATAAGAGCTAGGTAGAAGCTGAATCATCTGCCACCACTCTTTTTTATCTTTGGTCGCAAGATACATTTTGCGATAATTATTCAAAGACTCAATAACAACTTTTAAGACATCTGTAGACGTAAATTCTTCTTCAGCAGTTGTTGAATAATACATTCCGTCAATTTCGTCTTCAGCATAAAGATGCTCACATGAAAAATCCTCTAATGTAAACTCCTTATCTGCAATTTTGTGCATTGTTGAGCAAGAGTTTGCAACAGTCCCGACCTTGTAGGTATCAAATTCCTTCCACCAATATAGAGGAGCCGTGACATCCAAATATACAGTAATCATCCGCATGAACTTACGGTGGTCTGTGCCAGCATTACGAAGGCGAGTCATGAGGTCGAGATCATCATGGCCGATTTGCTGTGCTGGGCATTCATCGAATCGAAGATTACAATGAGCACAGTCACCGCAATCGTCATATGAATCAAAACGACTATCACTCTTCTCCCAAGAATTCATAGGATTCCGCATTCCTCTGATGGCTGCTTCCCAGCCCATTACTTCAGTATTTTCAATTTTAAGCATTATAGGCTTCCTCCGCTTCTTTCATATATTCATAAGTTTCGCCAAGCAGCTCGCATTCTTCGCAGTTATCGTAGCAGTCTAATTTATGACCGCATAAATAAGAGTCGAATACCGCTCTTTCTTCCAGAGACATTTTTGCATATTCATTAGCAATCATGATTCCGAGAATGTAAGCGCCTAAACAATAATCATCATCAAAATAATCATACTTGCATTCTCTCAAATATTCCATACAATATTTGATACAGAATTCGATGCTATGAATATCGTAATTATCATCGTCTAACAAAACGTGTAACGGACCGCCTGCACCGCAATTTTTCAAATTATAATATTCTTTTACGATCGTCTTCAATGTATCCATATACGGTTTGTAGTATTTACATATCTTTTTATCATCAATTTTAAGCATTTTGCTTTCTCCTTATAATTTGTTATAATAAAATTTAGAAAGTATTTCTTGGCAATATTTGACAACCTGTATCAAACGTTGATGTATCATAATCTCGTAATTTATCAACTTTCTCTCACGAATAAATCCGATGATTAGTAAAATAACTAACATCGATTCAAGAACTGTTCTTATAATAAATTCCATGCTCATATCCATTTTATTAAGCCTCCGCAAAGAATTTGTGACCACCGACAGTAAGTACATATGTCTGCGACTCATGCCAAGCACTATAAACGAGAGCAGGTGCATAAAAATAAAGAATTTTAGCGTCCGTAATTACTTCGCCTCTATCAAATACAGCGCGAACAGCCTCTTTAACGCTTTCATTCGGAGCCGGCCTATGTTTCGTGTAGCGATACATTATAGCAATTTCGCTAGGCTGCTTACCCTCTTTTTCACAAGCGTTTAAAATGCACTGAGCAACACCCATTTGTCCTTCATAAGACTCTGCACCAGATTCCGCCATTACAAGCGATTCAAGCTCCGCACGTTCGTAGTCGGACAAATAAAACCTAGGCCCGCTCTCTATAGCCTCTTCAGAAATATCGGCTGTCTCCTCAATTTCTTCTTCGGGTTCTTCTACAACATCCTCTTCAAATATAGCAGAAGGCTCCGGATCGTCGATAGGAATATCTACTCTTGTTACATAGGGAATTCCAACTCCTTGAGTAGCACCCATAGCCTTTGCATTTACAACATTAAATTGAAGAACACATAAGCAAAATATAGCCATACATAGGATTACTGAAAAAATATCCTTTATTATCTCTTGGTATCTAAGCTTTAACTTTTTCATAGTTTTATATCTCCTTAAAATAATTCTTTATTTTCGTAGACGTACATAAACTCTCTTGAAACGTGCTCTCTAGTCACAGAGATTGTCGGAAATTCAGGGTTTGACCGGTCAAGAATGAAATCAACGTTAATCGACAAATTAGAGATCAAATCGTCGGTTCCGGCAATATTATCCGCGTTGCTAATAAGATGCCGACCAGCAGCCTTTATGAGTTCAACAAGTCGTTTATGAGCTTTTGATTCTGTCTCAGACATATGCTCTGCAGACTCTTCCTGAATATGTTTAGCTTCGTATTTGCATGTCGGGCAAACCATAGTTCCCTCCGGAACAACTGCTCCACAAGATATGCATCTGTCTTCCATTTACTTTTCCTCCTCATCTATCTTGCTCATTTTTTCTCCCATCTCTTTTAATATATCGATACAGGTATTAAGAGGTATTCCATGTTCCATGAATATCATTAGACATGTTTTTAATTTTCTAAAGTTCAAATCGTCTGCTGGACAAAATGATGAAAGCAGATCGGTATAAATTTTGAATTTTAGCATCTCCGTAAGCGCGTCTTTATCGGCATCTATGCGAAACATGTTGTCGTCTCCCATTTACTTTTCCTCCTCAGCTATTGTTTCTAAGATATCTGATTATAATCCAGATAAGCCAAAGACCTCCGGTTGCAAAAGTCAATATAACGTCAAGAATAAGGCCCGCTGTACTACGTTTTTTACTCATGATTCTGCTCCTTCTTTCTCGTTATTCTTAATAGGTTTATAATTAACAGGTTTATGAGAATATAGATTGCTTGAGTAACTTAGGCATTCATCGCAAGGACTCTCAAGAGAATCTTCGTCTGTATCAAAATATTTGCAAGTCTTGCAATATATACCAAAGTATACTTCTTTCATTCCATCTTCATTCATGTTTGTTTTCCTCCTTAATTTCATGCAAAACAGATTTAACAGCGTTTACAGTTAAGATTATCGCTGTCATAACTGCAATAGCAACTATGATTCCTATGCCAAGGAGAATGACAATCCCAACAATGGCAAGAAGATCTAAAAACATTTGAGTGAACATTAATATTAGTTTCCTTTCATAGAAATTTTCTTAGAAATGTAGTATTGAGCAAGATCTCCGTGATATACATAATGCCTCATTATTAGTTCTTCACGTCTACTGTTTATTGGAATAACAACTGAATTGCGATTTTTTCCTTTAAAACCGAAATCATCAAATTTAAATCCCATTTTTAGAGTACTGTTTCTTGGCGTTTCGTATTCAACTAAAAACCATCGATGATCATCATGAATTTCTGTTATAATTCCTATTACGTACTCCGGAGCCGAGCATGGTATGTAGCATATACCATATTGTAACGGATCGAATATAACTTTTTGTCCAACTTTAATTGTTTTTCTCTTTTTCATCGACAAAATCTCCTTTAAATATAAAGTCGTTTCTTCGTCCGTTAGGCAACGTTCCATGCATCTTAACCTCTTTGCCGTTCTTAAGATCAAGAATTTCTTCCTTTGTGAAATATACAATTGTTTGCATAATTTGCTTCCTCCTTATCGATTAATATCCAAAAGATCTACACGACCAAATGTTCTGTCGTTTCCATTAGATTTCCAATTGGCAGTTACATCGAAGTCATATCGAAGCTCGTCTTTATCTATGTAATATACGGGCATTCCAAGATCACGAGCGTATGTAACTTCTTTAAATACTCCGATTCCAACAAGGCCATCCATACTGCTAAATATAACCATGTCTGACAACTTTATTTGATCGAGACATATGCTCATTATCTCGTCTTCGCTTTTTCCTTCAACGTTGAGATCGGCAGAAGGGTTAAATATCGTCGCATTAGGAAAATATGATTGTATAAGACTGAGTTCATAGTCCTCTATCTTAGTTCCATACTTCCACTGATGATGGGCGTAATAGATTTTAAGTTTGCACTCAGTCATTATTTAACCCCCTCGAAATTATTTCTCCGTCTTCGTCGCAAATAAATATACTATATGAATCGTTACTAGGTGAATACGAGCATGACCAATACAGTCCGGATTCCTCAAGTATTTCTTGAATTTTTGCGACGGTCTCAAATTTTGAATAGTCTGACATGTCTGCTTCCTCCTTAAAATATAAAAGTAAAAGACCCAATGTTTTCATTGAGTCTTAAACTTTTTATGTAATTAGATGATCTTAAGTCCTTCTCGTTCTATCAAATCTTTGAACTCGATCCATCCAGCCATAGAATTTTTCTTGAATGCCTCGGTGCAATCTTTTCTGAGTCCCCATCTATTATCCATTGCATATATCTCCTGGATGCTAGGGTATTCGTCCCTCATCATCTCAGCAAAGTTTTTGACAATGGCTATAGATATAAACTCCTGATCGATTACTCGATACCTCAATACTCTATAGTTGTCTTCGGGTCCGCCGATTCCATAAATAACGATTTGCATTTTTAATCGTCTCCTTTCATAAAGGAGAATGTTTTTTACGCGAACTCATTCATACTCTTCGTATAATATGGCTATTGAATGATCTCCATATCTAGCCTGCTGATATCTAAACTCTCTGATTAAAATATCAGGATGTTCTTCTAGCCAATTGTTGAACAGAACATCAGCTCTGGTGCCATCGGCATTACCGAAAAATATCTTAGACCGAGTTCGAATACTTACTTTAAACATTACCAATTGACCCACCTTGACTCGTTGAATTTTTTCTTTTGACTTAAAGCCTTGCTGATAGCCAGGTCTATTCCGCTTCTCGACTTCAAGTGATAGTAATATAAGTCGGTGTAAGGAGTATTGAGCCTATCTATTCTACCGGCTGACTGAGCCATGACTTTATAGCTGTAATTCTGCGAGTAAAATACGATTGTGTCGGTCTTGATGCAATTCCAACCTTCGGCGCCAGCGGTATACTGCACAAGATACACCCATCGTTTGCTAGTAGGGATAGGTTGGTGTGCATGCCCGTTCCATTCTGCGATTTGACCTTTTTCTCCATAATAGATTCCTTTCAAAATATCAAGTTCATAATCGAAGTTGTAAAATATTATCATTTTAGGATGCTTCTCAGCTAATTCCATAACAGCTATTTGTCTGGAATCATCTGAGTTAACAATCCTTCTAAGAACATAGCAAAGCCCGGAAGCTTGCTGTATAGGTTCATTCTTAAAAGGATCCCAGCGAGTCCTTACAGCTTCCTTATACTTTGAAATATCATAGCTAACATAAATATCTTCATGATGTGGAATAGTCTGTCTAGAGAAGTCCATGTCGATAAGAATCTGATTCCTTAATCGAATGAGACGGCCAGTATTAATATAACGATCGATCTTTGGATACTTTGAATATGGAGAATATACAACATGCTCGTGCTCGAATTCTCTTTTTGTTTTGTAGAATCCGTTAGCTTTAAATACAGGAAAATATTGCTCCCAAGTATCTCCTGGCGTTGCAGATAGGATAATCCAGTCGTTCTTTCTAGCAATATCCCAGAATGCTTTTACCCACTTACCTTTTCCGGTCAATCGATCCTCATCAAATATAAAGAATGCACCAAATACTCCTTTATACTTTTGAATATTATTCCAGCTGTCAATTACGATATTGTTTTTGTAAAAACTCACCTCGGGATTTTTTGAGATTAGGAAATTTGCTAATTCTCCCTCCCATTCGAGTGAGTCACGTTTCATGGCAGTTGTGATAATATAGAGATCTTTTGGATTCTTCATGGGGATGTAGTCCGGATCGATACTACCACCTTGCTCTTTAAAGTAGTAATATAATCCGGTCCTACTTTTACCACTGCCAACTCCGCCATTTAAAATGCAGCCGTTATGCATCCTTTTAACTGCGTCTCTTTGATAATCACGAAGGAAGTATTCCATAATTAGTCATCCCATGGACCGAACACGGATTTAGCCGCTTTAGCAAGCTTTTCGAATTTTTCAGCTATGTCGTCCATCGTTATCTGGCCATCGATTTCGATCTCAGGAGTTTCTTCTTTAGGAATCCACTTTTTAAAAATATCATTATAAAACCCTCCGCCAAAATGCTTCTTACAAATTGCCATGGCAAGACCCTTCTCCGGATCAAACTCGTCTCTTTCATCACATTTAACTACGGTCTTTGTTCCATCAGACCAAAGAACTATCGTTGCAGGATTGTTAAATATAACGTTAGTTATAGAATTCATTGCCGACTGTTTACGAGAAATAGGACCAGAATCTGATGTTGAAATAGTATATGATAATGCATTAGTATACAAATTACTATAATCTGTCCATGTCATTGTTTGCTTCCTCCTTAAAATTATTTAAAATTTTTATAATCGTCCTTAATTGAGTTATAAAAAGGTACGAATGTAGGTTTGATCATTAATATAGTTCCGTCAGTAGCCACCGTAGCCTCAATGAACCATCCACCGATATGTACTGAGATGCCCTTGCCTCTTGTGAATGGAGTCTGAGACTGGAAGCACCCCGTCTGAAAGACGTGAACATTTCTATAGAATAAATATTCGGCCTTATGATAGTGACCAACTGCCAAAATATTCGGCTTTGAATCGCTCTCCATTGCCTCAACCATCTTCTGAACTTTATAGCTCAAAGCATAAGCCGTTCCGTCCCAAGGATGCCTGAGTTCAAGTATGCAATGCGGAGTCAACTCCACAAGAGCGCAGTCCCTTCCAAGATAATCCAGGTCGGGTCTAAGGTTTGCTATAGCCTGACCAATATCATAGCCGACATGCTTATATATGCTTGCGTCATGGTTGCCTGTAATAAAATGAGTCGTAATGCCATCACGTTTCGGATAATTCTTTACAACATCGTCTCTCATTTCATCAGCAGATATCTCATACAGTTCGTACTCATGACCAGGCCTCATCTTAAGACCGTCAGTAATGTCACCTGTATGATAAATATCCTTTATACCAAGCGATTTAGCATAATCGTAATATACATTAAGCCATGTAAGCTGAGTATACTTACTTCCGATCTGAGTATCGCCCATAAGACCGAACTTTATAGTCTTAGTTCCGCCCCAATTGCTCAAGTGATAACTTGGCTCTTGGTTCTGAATAACAGCTCTTTTTTCTTCACGCTTAGAAGATGCATCTGAGTGTTTTTTCATGTACTTTTGAACTTTGTTGTACATGTTAGTAAGACCCAATTCGGATTCTATCTTCCTAGTTGCATCGCAAGGTCTAAGCCCTTGTGCAGCGTATTCCAACGCCGCTTCCTGCCAGGTTTTCAAATTTGTATGCCTCCAATTCAAAAATATAAAGAGAAACAGCATGGCAGTAAAGTCCATCACTGCTTCTCTTTATTGTAATACATGAAAATGCCTAGTATTAGAACGGGCAGTCTTCACCAGGGCACTCTTCTTCTGCAAATCTTGCAGCAAAACGATCGACATTCTGTGTAACACTTATCGACTGCAAATATGCAGTTCGTCCTGATTTGCCATTGACATCCCAGTCATAAGGACGTATGTCGAGATCAACTGACATAATATCAACGTCATCCAGGCAAGATACACTCTCCTCGTCAAGTTTATTAACTCTTGAACCGGTCTTAAGATATACATTCGGTCCACGGTCATTAAACTTAATCTTAACAGGAAGGAACATAAACGGATCCTCATCTTCGCCACGAGACTTGATCTTTACATTCCAGCCATCTGCAATAAGACGATCAGCAGTTTCCTGGTCAGGAATAACCAATGCAAAGTTACGGTCTCCCTCTCGGTTAAACTTTGAGGGCGCTCCAGAAAAGTTACGATAAATAATTATGGCATCATCGATCTGAAGAATGCCTCTCGGTGCAAAAGTAATGTTCATAGTTTTAATCTCCTTTTAAATATAGTTTTTATCTTTTCTTGAAAGAATCATCATCTTCGTTGAGCGGAACCAAATCAGAAATATCATAGCCCGCTCCGCATGTTAACTTTGGTGTCCCATCACTCTGAAGAGTCATGTCCTGATCTCTGAAATTTGGGCATCCTATGCAGGATTCTGCACCGCATGCTCTAATCCAAGGTGGCTCTTCTATATCGGGAAGCGGATCATTTGAAACAAACCATTCAAAGTCTCCATAATTAGATATGGTATCGACAGCGGCATCGACAAGTTTGATATAATAAGTTTTGTCAATGCTGTCCTGTTTACCAAGAGTTTTAACCATCTCGGACTCAAGCCAACGATATCCCTTGGCTCCAGTTGCAGAAGAATATTTGACATTTCCTTCCTTGTCTTTGCCTTCTCTAAGAAGCTCGCCTCCTCCACATCCGGGTTTAATAGGGCAGAACTGACCGACCTTACCTATGAACTGATAATTATGTTCACCATCGGGAAGGTTCTCGTTCATGTCCAAATATAAAGCGGACTTAACTTCTTTAGTTTCGCATGTATCCTCAAATGCAATAGGCTCTTTACTAAAGAGTGTCTTGAATACATAAGGGATCTGGAACTGCGTTCCTGTAGCCGTCCATTCGCCAGCATGCTTTCCGTCTTTATACTTAGCAATATAAACTGCGTCATTGACAAGACACATTCTGTCGTACGTAGCCTCATGTTCGAAAGTATAGCCGTACTTGTTAGCGAACTTCATACAGAAGTCTATGATCTCCGGAGTGGCATTAGGAATCTTGATACTATCTGTCTTAATATGCGCTACAGTAAACCCTCGCTTCGACACCTCGTCCTGAAGAGTTCGCATAAACAATGCTCCACGAAGAGCTACAATATTGTTTTTGTTACGAATATCACGGAACGGATTATCGAAGTTGGCAGCGGTAAGGCCATATACAGAGTTGATTGCTATCTTCAGTGCCTGAGCAAGATCTTTAGCCGTAGACTCGTCATCCAAATATGGAGCAAGCTTTCCATCAAGCATCTCTCTTGCATCTGCGAAATCGCCATGCTTTATAAACATACGAGCATCAAGAATATCCTTGAAGTTCTTCGTATACTTACCGAAGCAGTTCATAGCAATTATCGAGTGAGGATGCAGACTAGCAACATCCAGCAAAGCAACATCGGTATACATCCCAGGCTCAGCATACACATAACCACCGAAACCGAGATCTGTTCCACGATATAAGTTCTTACCATCCTTAAACTCGTACCCAGGAAATGTCTCAGACAAATCTGTATAAACCAGTTCAGGCTTACGCTCATTACCAAATATGATTCGAGTTGTAAGGCTGTTTGTTGTGTCGTTTACTGTCATGCCTGCCAGATTTGCCAGAATCTCACGAGCTGTAAAGTCACCTTTAAGATGATTAAACACAGCTTCGGTTGCAATAACATCGTTATCGCAATATTCGGCGACCTTCGTCCACATCTCTTCAGGTACAGGCTGATCCCACGGAAGACCGAGTTCCTGATGATGAATGCCGAGTTCAATCTCCCACTTTTTCAGTGACTGCTTCTTAGCTGCAAAATCATAAACGTCCGTATACGATACGTTATAAGCCTCTCCAAAAAATGCGTTTCTACTTCCCATAACAATCTTCTGTGAGAGATTATAAAGCTGCTCATTCGTATAACCCATCAGTCTAGCATACAGAATATGATTATCATAGCGCCTGCAGTTGAAGCCTACAAGTTTGAAGCGCATAAGATCTTCGATCTCAGTAGGAGTTGGATTAATCATTCTTACAACAGGATTTCCTTCACCGGCTGCTTTCCAATTAACCAAAAATAGATTAGGAAAAACCTCTACATCATAGAATATAAGATTCGCATCACTACTATCAGATGGTGCAGAAGGCTCTTCAGACTTAAACTTCATCTTGTTAACAAGTTTGATACAGTAATCAGCCTTATTAGTGCTGCCGGCACCAAACGCAAGTACTGCATTCTTGAGATCCGAGACATCATACTTCATCCCACTAGAATATGCATCTTCTAGAGTCTTATAAATAAAGTCTATGCTTGGCTTAGTTGCAGCATGATACTCTTTGTTAAGATTTCGCTTTATGATAGTCCTCAGTGCCTTTTCGCTTTTCACCCCTTCAAAATTTATCACTTTACTTTCTCCTTTCATCGGTAGTCCAGAGCTGATAGTTGCAATTGGGAGATCATTGCATTTCGTAAGTTTTCTTCGAAGAGAACTCTTACCAGTGAATACCTTAATCTCAATATTATCGTCGTATATGCGACTAAGTTTTGTAGGATCACCGGTATAAATATAATGAAGATGGACACCTGCTCCACTCTTACTAAGTTCTGCGTATGTAGCCGGCCATTTACTAGCTTCTTCCACGTTTCTTTCGAAAGATTTATTACCATTTTCATCTTTAATATCAAAGTCGATGACAATATGATTATCCGGAATTCTTACGTAGTGGAGTTTACGAGTATTCAGATCTCTTAGTTTTGAAGTTACTTCGTCCCATTGCTTAGTAGGAGTTTCTTTAGATGTGGCATACTGAGCAAAGCAGTCAGCGCACACTTTATCAAATATAGATTCTGCAGCATCAAACTTGATTAAGTGTGTTTTAGGCTCTTCTTTTTTCTCTTCTGACTCGCCATCTTCGAATTTGTCAGTTCTAAACCCGCTATAGTAACTGCGAAGTCTAGAACCGTCATCATCAGTAAAACGTTCTTTGAAATCCCAAAAATAGTTTTTCAGCTCTTCTTTAAAGTTTCTCTGAGAATATGGATAAGGCACTTTTGCCTCTTCACAATATGTCTTATACATCTCCCATGCAGCCTTTAAAGTTGTACCGTCTTCTTTCTTGAATACATGATATGAATCAATAATAAAGTTGTAGAAGTCATTTGATGCCCCTAGCATTGCAATTGGAATATAATCGTCATAATAGCCGGGGTCACTCAAATATACTTCTTGACAATGATATGCTATGGCGCCAAGTTCAAATGCAACTTGTTTAGTGGTAGCCTTATATTCCTTCGCGCTAAGTTTATTACCAGTAGGAGACACATCAATAAGTCTACGAATAAGACCAGATTTACCGTCCGTAATCTTTACTGGTTTATTCGTTCCCATAAATAAGAAACAATTAAATCGACTAGAATATGTCGACTTAAATTTCTCATTCACAGTCATAAGCTCGTGCGAAACAAGACTGTTAAGGCGTGTATTATCTTCAATCTTAGATAAATCACCATCATGCTGAATTGCTACAAGCGGATTTGTCTTAAAAGCTTCAAGGGCAAACGAGTTATTTGCTGAGCCGAGTGCTTTAGCATCAAACACCGAATAATATCCCTCAAACAGCTGTTGGATAATATTTAAGATTGTAGATTTACCAGTTCCTGCTGCACCATACAGCACCATGAATTTTTGTATCTTTTTAGAATCGCCGGACACAATTGAGCCGATCGCCCACTCTATCTTATGCCTCTCTTCTTCAGAATATAGAGTAGACATCAGTTTGTTGTATGCTGAAATATCGCCTTTTTCTAATGGGTAGCTGAGTTTCTTGCTGGCATAGTCTTTCTTGTTAGTTTTGGCATTTGAAAATATCAATTTCTCATCTAACATGTGAAAATTGTCTCGCATCTGTTTTTGACAATACTTATGCCATTTATCAATCATTCCAGAATCTGCGTCCCACATATATAGAACCTTTGTATCAGACTCTAAATTTTTGCGATGTTCTTCGGCATACTTTTTCAGCTCTGCATCGATCATTCTCAACGCATCCTGCTCTTCCGTAGACCACAAGCCGCGTTCTTCGTCCCATACTGCATAGAAATCGCTACCACGAATCATTAGATCTGAGCTTTTCTTCATTAAGAACGTAGGATAGATTTCAACAATACCACGCCTTGTGTTACGGGTCGAGACCGTCATGAAATCAAGCATTTCATTATTTAATCTCCTTTCTTAGACTCTTCTCCAGCTTTTATTTATACGATTTCATCCAAATACCAGCAAAGCTGATACCAAATTTCAACCGTCCGTAGATCACGGTCACAATCCTTAATTGTAAATAATCCGCCTTTTCCGTCAGGTTCATACTCACGATTAAGCAACCTTGTGACCGCTGCTTCTACATACTGCCTGTTAAATACATCGTCCGTCATAGAGCTGAGACCCATATTTACTATCATCCCCCAGAACCATTGTTTAGTTCTGTCTCCATATGCAGGATTGTCCATGATGCTTTCCTCACAGCGTATAGCCAATGCAATCATCATTTCCAAAACGCTACACGGGCCATCCAAATATGATTCTTCATCCCCGTGATGTCGAAGAGCAAAGCGATATCGTAAATTTAATCCGTCCTCAGCTCTATTTCTATCTCTTCGTAAAATATAAGTGAACTCTGTATTGTGTAAGCATGACAAAAGCTTTCTGTAAGAAATTTGCTTTGAATATCTATCCTTGCAAACTAAGTCATACAACCATTCAAAATATTCGTTTTGAATTTTATCTGCGATTGTCATTAATCATCCACCTGATTCTGAGGCGCAATATCACTATAGTTTGCAGAATCAAGCAAAATCTCATAATCAACTTTCAAAGCATCGTTTCTAACGAATACAGAGTCATCCTCGTATTCACCAAAATGGTTAAGAGAGTCCTCTCCAATAAGATCATCGATATCGTCTACAATTTCATTATACTCGTCAGTAAGGACTTTATCATTATAATATGTGAGACTTATCGTCTCGTAATCCGGATAATCGCCGAACTCATCCGGAGAAATTACATAAGGTCTATCGGTCATCACGTCTCCCCCTTTCTCATTAATATTATTTGAATAACTTGTATAATTATGTCTAGCTATAACGTCTTCATACTCCTTTACTTCTTCGGGCTGAACTTCAGGAGTTTCTGCCTTCTCAGACTCAGCAGGATGAAGTTTTGCTTTCGCTGCTTTAATATCTGCCTGCTTAGCCTCAAGGTCGTCCTTTCGCATCTTTGCATACGTTTCCTTAACAGAATCAATCTCTTCCTGAGCGATCTGCTTATACTTTTTCTCTACGCACTTCCATGTGACAAGCGAACCTACTGAGGCACCCATTACAAATGCCAGAAAAGATAACAGTTTACTGTTCATTCTTTAGTCCTCCATTTTAAACGTTTTTATTCATGTTCTTGCAATCGTGGATCGGTTATTCCTGCCGGGAAAAATATAGATTTTCCAATTTTAACCCCTTTTATCCAGCCGAGTGAATACCACCATTTGATGGTCTCCACACCGACTGAAAATTTAGACGCAAGCTCTTCTTCACTTGCAAATCCGATAAAACGGTTGTTCTGAAAAATAACTTCGTCTTCGAGGTCATTCTGCAAAATATAAACGATTAACTCTTTACCAGTCATTATTTGTCTCCCTTTCAGATGAGATCGAGAATATTGCCGTCGACATTGAAGTCAAGAAGAATACTCTTTTCACGACCATTCACAAAGTCGCGTGCTTTTTCATTATAAAGATCATAAATTCCGAAGTCTACGAAGTTATCGTAAATATCAGGATGCGCTTCATCATAAATCCAGCCTACTACCTGACCGGCCTTTGTTTTCGGAATGCCGAGCATATCATACACATCATTGAGGAACAAATATCCCTGCTTCTGCAGCTTTTCGTTGGCATAATTCTGCTGATGCTTAAGGAACATAAGGTTATACTCTGCGTCCCTCTTCCAACCTGTGCAAAGCTCATCAAAGAATCGTGCATGATCACTATGCTCATTTACATCAGCTACTTCGATAGACTTTTTTACAGTCTTTTCTTTACCCTTTGCATTTTTTGTGGTTTCTTCGATTTCTTTAGCCTTAATGTTGTATTTAAGCTCTCGGTCCATATCTTTTCCGAAACGTTCGACAACACGGCTTCTATATTCCTTAAAGCCCTTATCGACAGTAGCATACGCAGCAGCAAGAGCCACATTTCTCTTACGAAGAATATTGTTAGACGCGAGTATGCTAGTTATAGACAGAGCGCCAAGTACTACAGAAGGACCATAAAGCTTTATAAACTTAACAGCAGTCTGAGTATATATAATTGTCGTGTCTTTCTTAAGGTCCTGTGCAGTGTAGTTCTTGACGTCCTCTTTTTCAGAAAGAATATCAATCTTTCGAATATCTTCATTCGAGAACTCGTCTGTAGCCTCTTTTAGACCAGCTGCAGTGGCTACAAGATGAAGATCATGCGTGTTCTCTTTAGTCTCTTCGATAATATCGTTTACCTTGGTTGTTGCCTTACATGCCATGACAGCACTTGTCACGACACCTACGATACCAGCTATTACAAGAGCTTCAGGGGCATACTTCTTACAAGTAAGTCCGGCCTTGCCAAACGCTCTTGTCATATTTTTAGTGATTTCGAACTTTTTCATAGTTAGTCGTTCTCCTTTTCCATTTTTTCGACATGATTAATAAGATGATTTAAGTACCACATTGCCTTCTTCAGATCCTGAAGGCCATTCTTCTGTTTCCAACGGCAAATATACTTAATAATATTGCCTGTATCGGTTGCTTCTATCCCCTTGAGATCAAATGTAAACGCCTCTATTACATCAATCGTCTCAAGTCCAGTTTCAGAAATATAATGAGACGGATGCGAGACCATGGGGTCTTCGCGCTCGATCTCGTGATTTATAAATCCTATGCCCATAAATATCCTCCTTTAATTAATAGGTAATGCCTTAGGCAGTTTAAGCATATAACCGCCGCCCATAGCTCTTACCGGTTCTGCATTACGAATATTTGTCCAACCATATTTATTATCTGTGTAATTTCCAGTTATTCCAACCAGATCATAAAGATCTGCTACAGAAACTACACCGTACATGTCAATAAGCTCGTCCATTCTCGACAGAACTTCCTCTGCTTCGCCTCTGCTTTCGAGATAAATATCGTCGAAATTATATCCAGATCTTGTCCGAGCGCTTCCATATCGACGATCATCTTCTCTTCGAGAAAATTTGTCATAAGATATAAACGAACTATTGCCTCTACTTGACCTATTTCCGGTAGTTCCGAACAGAATCATCGAAACTCCGTCCGTAACAATATCAGAGATTGCTTTCTTCACAGCAGGCACAAGAACGTCCATGAGAATATAAGACTTGACGTTCGCCGCATCTTCTGAAATAAATAAGTCTTTGAGTTTATTCATCTCAGATTTCTTCTTGGTTTTTACAGTTCCATTAACAACTTTTTCAACCTTTTTCTCAGTTTTTGCTGCAGCTGCTGCCTTTTCTTTTGACTTGTGTGAATTAGGCTTATAGTCTTCCACTATCAGTTTACTCCTTTCAATCTATTAATATTAGTGTTCCAGGTAATGTGATTTTAGATCTCGGAGAATATCCATGAGCAATTTTCCATTGATAGGTGAGGTTTGCTCTTGCTTTCTCCTTAGAGACAGCACTTGTTGTTCCATTCCAAGACCTAACCAAACAGTCATCGAACCTCATTACCGGACCATCATAATAATATAAATGATATCTTTTGGTTTTATCCGTATTCAAATATCGGCAATCACCTGTTGGATGTCCGCAACCCAAATCGTACTTACTTCCGTCCATCCAATGTCTACAACCAATACAATTTGGCGTGAGATAGCCTTCATAAGAAATATCCATACTTTTCTCCTTGTAAAAAGGAAAAGGGAAAGCACCCTGTTACAGGTACTTACCCTTTTTAGAACTTATGTTTTTCTTTACTCCGCTTCTTCTACTTCATCGGAATCTTCGATATCGACGCATTTGTCATCTTCGATTTTAGAGATCATATAGCCCTTTTTTCTAAGTTTGTTGATGCGCCATTCGTCAATCTTTTCTCTGTTCTTGTAGATGAGGGCTCCAATGCCCGCTCCTACAGCAACAACAGCTCCGACGACGATTGCTGCGACCTCAATAACTCCTGATCCTTCAGGCGCTGCCTCAACCTCTTCGATTTCCTCGATGTCGTTTACGTTCTCGTTTTTGATTTCTTCCATGATAAAGTCTCCTTTACAAAATATCGAAAAACGTGGTACGTTCTTCATAATATGAAATGTTTTTTTCGCGTCTTTTTACATAAAACTTGAGAAATCACATTTTGGCGCAACGCTGTAGTCAATTACAAGACATGGCGTGCCATCTTCTGCCAATTGCGAGCTAAAGTAAATATCAATTTCTCCATCGTCAATATTCCAACCAAGATCATATCCGACATTGATAGGCTTCAGACCGATAAGGTCATAAAAGTCGTTCAATGAAGCATACATATCCGTAATAATGTTTCTGTTGATAACATTTACGGCTTTCTTAATAGTGTCAATATCAGACTTAAAATATCGTCCGAACGCTCCATCATAACAAAGAGTTTCGCCTTTCTTTGTTATAATGACCTCACTATTGCCGACTGGGTTTTTCTTAATCTTCTTTTCAGCAACTTTGTCCTTAACAACCTTCTCTTTTTTCTCTCCAATTGTCTCAACAACAGCGTCTTTATACTCGTTAAGAGCTGTTTCGGAGATTTTGTAAGCTGTTGCCAGAGCAGCAGTTCGTTTAACATTTACTGTAGTTCCTCCTATAAGGCAAGCGATCGATACTCCGCAAGTTATAACGGCAGGTATGTAACAAGGCCATACAAGTTTTACTATATCAAGCACCTTAAGTTTAACATCTTCGCAACGCTCATTTGACAATTCATTTTCAGCATTTTCTATCAACCTAAGAGCTTTCGGAGTCGCCTTTACAGCAAGAACTGTGGTCGACACCATACCAGCAATTCCGAGACCAGTAAGAATTTCAGGACTATGCTTTGTTAATGTCGTCTGAATATTCTTAATGACATTTGTTAAATTTTCTTTACCCATTTGTTTTCTCCTTTCAGATTCGCTATTAAAAATAAAAGAGGCCTTTTGAGCCTCTCCTATTTTACTGATGGTTTTTCATTGCTTCTGCAACTTCTTTTGCGATTGTCTCATTCATTGACTTTTTCTGAGCTATACCTGATACGACCGTTGCGGCCACACTAAGTCCAGCTCCTAAATATCCCAATACTTTGACAAAATCGATATTAAGCTTTTGCATAAAGCGTTTCACCTCCTTCATAATAGCAATTGTATTTTTTTTGCGAATTTAAATATAAAGAGGAAGAGAATATGTTTCCATAATCTCCTCCCCTGGCACGTTAAGTTCCTCACTTCTTTGGAAGTAGTTTGTTAATCCAGCCTCTTCCCATTATTGTCGTTACTGTTCCGGTCTCTTCGAATTTAAATGATGCTTTCGTTCCCCAAACAGCTGCCGCTATTGGCAATATTATACTTGCCACGCTTATCGCATGCTGAACCCATCGAGATTTTTTCTCCTCGTCCATTTGCTTCTGTTTGAACTCATTATCGATTTCTCGATTCTTTCGTCCTTCCTCAGCCTCATATTCGAGTTTATTCATCTCCATAGATCTGTCAAGAAGCTTGGTAAGTCCATCTACCCCTGCTTTGTACTGTTCGGATCCGAACTCCACCTTACTTAAATGCTCGAACCGATCCTCGATTTCTACTTCTAACAATGTTGGAATGCTCATTTTGCATTTCTCCTTTCAAAATTGTGTGAACTAATATGTTCCATAATAGGATCTGTTATTTCTGCGAAAGGTTCGCGTTATTGTCCACTTTGAGGATGACATGCTTTTTCTTAGATAATCCGTCAAGATCGTCTATTTCTATTCTGTAGACATCCTTCTCAGGATTTGAATGATCGATCCTAAGAGTTCCAGCCTTCCGGTATCGAATAGAAAATATAATGTTCGAAATAATCGACCCGACAAGTACACCTACGACAGCAAATAAATACTCCATTTTGCATTTCTCCTTTCTAAAATCCTTTATAAAAATATAAACAAATTCCGTTATCTGTGTACGGAAAATGAAAACTAAATTAAAAAAGAAAGAGCCATAGTTGGCTCAATCTTTTTACTTCTCGAATAACTCTATAAATTTTTTAATTGAATCTTTCAGACTTTTCTTTTCAGCAGATCTTTGACCGAGTTTATAAGTTACATAAGTAAACCCGCCAATAATACTTGCAGCTCCGACTATTGCCAAGCTGGAAATAATACTCGCACTTTTACCTGTAAGTGATAAACCTTCGATTTGAACTGTTCTGTTTTCCATAATCTATCCATCCTTTAAAAATATATTAGAGTTTCCTCTTCATAATAGGATATGTGATTTTCGCGGAAAAATATAAAAGAGAATGGTGATTCATGCATACCTACATACGACACCAACCGGTTTATCCACTTTATTACACGGATTCATACATGTCTGTATACGACCGTTCCGGTTTCATCCTAACTTTCTCTTCATAATATGGAATGTAATTTTCGCGAATTTTATGGAGAATTTGAAAAAAAAATAGAAAAAGTATAAATCGCGAATATAAAAGAAGCGCCTATTGACCAGACAGAATATGCCTAAGACAAAAGACGCTTCTAGAGATCGTTCGAAAAAGAAATACATGCAAAAGGCTATGGTGATGATTAGCCCTTATTTTCTTTCTTTTCAGCTTTCAGCTTGTCAATGAGTTCCTGTCCCTGCTTAGCAGCATCAGTGAAGTTATTGTTCTTCCAGAAGCCCCAAGCCCAAGTAATAATGGCTACGATTGTCGAAACAACAACGTAAATTGACTGCTCGTCTATATTGAGAGGATTAAAGCCTCTCTGAGCAGCTATGAAATTTATAAGAGCTATAATACTAACTATAGTTCTAACGATAAGATTAACATCTATTTTCTTCTCCATATTTAAATCCTCCTTATTTATATTCAAAGTCATGCATTTCTACTTCTACTTTTTCGATCTCTTTTTTCATTGTTTTAATCTCATTTTCGGCAATAAGCATTCTTTCTACTACTTTGTTGTGTTGTTCTACTTTCTTTTCCAGTGCCTGTAATCTATAAGTAACAAGTGCAACTGTTTTATTATTCGAACAATATGCACCAACAAGAGTGCCTATAAATGCTAAAACTCCTACTACAATAGTTGCCCAATCCACTAGTTTGTTCACCCCTTTATTTCCAAGTACCTATAACATATATATGCGCAGATATTGCGACCGTTTCAGATTTTAAACCAACAACATGAAATTTTATATAAGCATTAGTATAACCTTTTATTTTAGGGAAATATAGTCCCGCGTTTCTGTCTAACGTAATTTGTACGTTTTTGACATTGGTCAATAGACCGCTATCAAAATCCACAGAAGCGTTTCCATAATACCAAAGCCCGGCCGGTACATTAGTTGCTGCTGATCTTACAAAGGTATCAGTTATAGCAAAATTAGTCAGTAATTTTTCATCCCATAATTCGATGGTTCCATTAGCCCATTTTCGATAGTTCCAGCCAAAGTCAGTTTCGCCTGTTTCCGAAATATAATCTACATCAAGTCGTTCCCAATCGTACCAAGAACTTCCAGATCTATGACGAAAATATCGATGGCCATCATACGTTACGAATTCTTGATAGCACCATGCGTTATCACTATGCGATTTTACTGTTAACCATCCATTTTTATTCTCTGGTTTATTAGCAGTATCAGTATAAGCATAATAATGACCGCTGGCAACGATATTGTTGCAATCGCTGTTTGCAATGTTTGGAATATCCTCTGTAAATCCCTTATTAAAATGCGTACCACTATAAAATTTTGCATCCATACCAACTTCAAACTCATCCGCCTGGCTTATCTTACCAATGGCAAGTCCTCTTCCAGATGCTGCAATATGCATAATCGAAAAACCGGTCGAAAGTTCAGCAGTAGTTGTGGACGTCTCGAAAGAGTCAATTGCTTGCATCTGTACATTGTATGAGCTTCCATCTTCTGCAGAAAATATCTCGGATCCTTCTTGAGTATAAGATTCCATATTAATTGTTCGAAACGTGTATGTCGTATCACTCGTTTTTTTATATCGTAGCTTAATAGACTTCGAGTTTTTATTTGACAATGACGTTATTACTGCTTTATATGAAACTTTACAGTAGGACCCTGTCATATTTTCGGTACCGTCTTGATCACATCGGTACATAGTAAATGTTATTTTAGGAGAGCTATACGCAAGGACATTTATAGTAGTAGTTGTTGACCCAGTTCTATTACGTTCGTCCGTAGCTTTACCTATAATTGTATTACTACCAGATGTTGTAATGACGCCTGTGGTAGCCGGATTATCGCCATATGTGCTTCCGTTTGCAATAATACTATAAGACGCAATAGGCGAACCGTATGCTGGTGTTGCAGTGACAGTGATCTTCATTTTTGACTTATTCTGAATATATCCGCCATATGTATCTAAATATCCAGTCGGATCTGTCACTGAAACCGAACATGACGGAGCAACAGAATTAGGTATCACCATAGAAACGGTTTTGCCAGATGTTCCTACTTGCGTTGTTCCGTTGTACGTTGTTAGTGTAAATAAAACAGCAACTACAGAAAAGTTTGTCTGTACATTAGCCAATTCTAACGGAGGAGTAAACGACCACGATGTTGCCGTAGATTTAGTAGCAATTGTTCCTGAATAAGAGCTTCCGGTAGTCCAAGTTAACGTATGCGTAAAGTTTGATGATTTTCTATCCGCGGTTATTGTCTGAGCTATTCCGAGCGTACCATTTGATACATTCAAAGTAGAAGCTCTCGCTATTGTGTTAAGAGAAAATGTTCCGGATCCTTTGCAGTTAACAGATGTACCATAAACAGCAGCACCAAGTGTAATAGTGAATGATCTAGAACCATTACTATTATGCGTAATAGTTTTAGTTCCGGTTTTTATGGTTCCTACCTTTCTCTCTACACGATCACTCTTGTTATATACCGTTGCACCATCAATGGTAACATAAAGAGTACGTTCAGCAATCCAACCTCCGCTATATCCTTGCGCCGATAAGGTCCATGAAATTGTAGATGTATTATTCGCAGTAGACTGAGTTGCAGACCAGGTCAACTGATAATATCGACCATTACTATCAGCATTTGTTTTAACAGTTCCACTTAGCGCCATGTTTTATGCCTCCTTAACCTTTAATAGCATCAACGATCCGTCACTTCTGGGAGTAAACGCAAAGTTTCCAAACTGAGCTCGCTCATTGACTTCAACAACAATATTACCGGTGTGAAAATCGTTTCCATCCCACCATCCGATAGGAGTTCCGTTTTTCGTAAACTGTATCATATCATTGTCGAGCTTTAATTTAAGACTGTTTTCATCTTTTCCGATTTCGATACCGTCTGTACTAAATCGAATATACTTAGTAAGTTCTTCAAATTTAGTATCAACTTTTCCATCGACGGTCTCTATGGACGAATTGGTCGATGTAAAATTCATTTCTATCTGATTAGATAGAACTTCTAACTGACTTTTTGTAGAGCTCTTATAAGTATTATACTCGTCCTTTTCGACATAATCCTCTAAGGCGCTGAGAACAATACCATGTACGTCGTTCGTAATTGATGCTGACTGACTTGCTATAGAAAGCTCTAAGTCATCCGCCGTTGAATCAATTTTATTATCGACGTCTTCAGGAGCAGGAGTCCAGTCCGTTGGTTTATTACCCTTCTCTACCTTGATCCAATGAATCGTTGTTTCACCAGTGACTGTACCATTGTTAGGTAATCTAAAAATATCAATATTTCCATACGAAGCATCATCTTCTGGTGTTCTTCCGTCAGAATAAGAAGCAGTAAATGTCCCAGATATAATTTGCTTGGATGTTCCGTTAGGAACTAACGTTACAAGAGGCATATATGCACCACTTACATAAGGTATCAATTTTGTAACATTTTCCGCCGGTGTTACACATAAACTCAATGTATATGTTTCTCCAGCTACTAAATATGACGTTGGTTTATATGTTACAATTTTATATTCACTTGATGCATGTTCGATATTGCTTTGCTTAATTAGATTTCGTCCACCAATTTGAAGATTATCTACAGAGTCTTTTGCCGATGCTGCATTTGCATTGGCTTCTGTTACCATTGTACCAACATCTTTATTGCTAGCACTTAAATATATACTGCTCGCCGAAATAGCGAGTTTATAAGTATTATCGGTGTCCTTATAATATTTTAGATAATTACTGGCATCGCCAAAAACAGCCTGACCGTCATTATCCAAATATATACCTCTAGTGGTATTAGAAGCTGATTCCTTAGCACCAGAATATATGGAATTTTCGGTAATTTTAAAGCCGCCGATAGTAGCATCAAATGCAACAAGATCCGTAACACTAATCTTTGTAGCTGTTATTGACTTGGCTGTTATGACACTACCGTTAAGACTGTTGTACTCTGTCTGCTGAGCTTCAGTTGTAACGCCGTCCGTATTCAGCTTGTAATATAAGCCGTTTTCACCTTTTACTACAAGCTTATCTGCTACGACAGTGCCGCCCTCGATCAAGTCGCCTTTAATTGTAACACCGACTAATTCGCCGGTAATGGTTCCGCCTTCGATTGTAAGATCTTTTATTATACCGGATTTAGCGTAGAACTCTTCTATTGCAGCCTGACCAATATTCGAGAAATCAATATTGGCGTACTTAAGATCTGCAGAAGCGGCAGATAATTTATTAGTTTCCAAATTCTCAATAGAAGCATCTACTGCTGCTAATTTAGTGGTAGTCGTATTCTTGAAATCGGCATAAGTACTAGACAAATTATTAACACTGACGTTTGTAGCTTCTAGATTCTCTATAGTAGCATATTTTGCATCGGCAATTTCAACGCTTAGCTTATTTGCTTCAAGATTATCAATGCTAGCAGACTGCGCATTTAATGTTTCATTGATAGTTACATTATCAGCGGTCAATGTCTCAATATTTGCATTAGCAGCATTAAGATCTTTTCTTATGTTGACAGTATCGGTATTTAGCGTATCAATTCTAGCGTTTGTTGCATTAAGTTCTTCTGTGTCAACTTTATTTGCGATTATCGTATCGAACTCAGATATCTGTGTACCTAATTCTTCTACATCGCTATTTCTAGCAGAAGGGGATGATAGGTTTCCTGTGACAATCGCGGAATGATCTTTGATCATAACCGTAACTCTTTCGTCAGGCTTAACAACAGTTGTAGACGTTATAGGAGTAAGTCGGTCAGATCCATCAAGTTTGACATAAACCGTGTCGTTATAACTGACGGTTGTTCCATAAACAACTTCTTCTGTTTTAGTCTCTTCTTTTTCTGTTGTAATTTTTGCAAACTGAGATATAAGTTCATTTGATAAAGCCATAGAAAATATCACCCCCACAATTTAGTAGTAAATATCGCTTTTTCAGTAACCGGGCAACCAGGTTCACACTTAATTGTCTGGCTTATTACTCTCGCTTTAATGTTCGTTAATCCGGCTCTTGAATAATTTAGTCGGACGCAATCCCCTAGTCTAACTGGGCAATAAGCGTGAGTATAAGAAATGGTATACTCTAAAGAAGAAAGCTCTTTTAATAAACTTTCGGCATACTCTTTTATTTGGTTCTCGGTCGGATCTCCTATAAGATCTGGATTATTTACCCTATGAATAATTTCTCTTCCACGATTCTCTACAGAAATCGGACTATTAGAATCATTATTAACAACTCTAGTTTCATAGTAGTCGTTTCCGATCGAATATATCACTTCGACGACATTCGGAATTCCATACAGATCATGATTCATAGTTAATTCTGGATATAATATTGAACTGTTGTCGTCATTATACTCCCATACAGGCTGAAGAGACGCTGTTGCCTGTTTTGGGGCAAACAGTATTCTACCTAACTCGTCAAGATCAAATCTGTATTTCGCATTTGAAATAAGATCTCTAACATATGTTAGCCAAGTATCACTTGTATCTGCAACAAAATCTCTAAAGAGCTTATCAGAGCTCGCTGGTTCAACGACAGGAGCTCTGACATGATCTCTGGTTATCATATAGGCATTCTGCATGATGTTTTCATTCTTGCCAACATAATAACCTAAAGGAGGTGGGTTTTCTTTCAATTCGAGTAAAGGAGTATAAGCATCCATAGATACGTCTAGAGTCTTTCCTGTAAAAGTTGACGAAGGTGTCTGAACAAGAAATGTCCCCAAAGGGTGCTTCTCTTTTAATCCATTTTGAATTGTTATAAGATATATTCTTATATAGCATTCTCCAACAGAATTCGTTATATCAATCGTTGCAGATCCTAGAGTGTCTGCTTCGATATCCCTTGAAATAGACGACGACTTAACAGTAGTTAAACGCTTGCTGTCCATCCAAGTTCCTGGATCTACAATATAATATTCGAATGTCTGTTCCATAGATTTAGTCCAATCGGGCATATTATGCGCCTCCTTCGACTCTTGTTACGTTAAAAGAAATCGGTATTGTCAAATCGAGATGCTTCTGACTGTAAGAAACTGAAATATTAGCCCAATATCCGCTTCCAGAAGGTTCTCTAACGTAAACATCGCCCGTCCATATTGCTAGACGACGAATAGCATAGAGAGTTTCCTTATCATATTTGGGTATCTCGACATTCCATGTGGATGTGACTCCTAACTGAGATCCGTAATAACTTACAGGATGCTTTCGACCTATATACTCGACAAGAGAAACGTCGATAGAATTACTATCCGACACATCTATATTATACGGTAATTTAAGCATCGATCCAGTCCACGTCGGCTCTGTTGGTAAGTCATCGTCGCTAACGTCAAAGTCCGACCAGTCATCGTCCCATTGAATTATAACTGAATTGCATCCAACAGGAAATCCAGGAAGATCATAATAACTTACTGTTCCGGTTGACGTAGTAGTCGCTACTACTCTATAGCGAGCATAATCGAGTGACGGATGAGGATCCGTTATAGACACATTTTTTACATTATCAAGTCCAGAAGCAAGCTCTGTGAATGATCCATCGAATTCTCTACGATAGACAGAAAGCGTGACTCCTTCTATAAAATCGTCGTTCTCATCTTTACAGCACGGAGTAATATAAGCAACATATGCTTCGTTGTCGATAGATACTGCTGCATCTGGTTCATATGAAACCTCAGCCCAAGACACAGATATCGTTGTGCTTGCTTCTGCTGTTAATCCAGAATTCATAGAAACGACACACGTTATTTTATATTCCATTCCGTTAGCTAAATCGACATTTCCAGCTGACAATTCAACCATCAAAGCATCTGATGTGTCAAAATATTTAGAATATACTTCTTCGCCTTCATTAACCGTTTTAGGATTTCCGATGTTATCGACCGTCTCATACGCCTGGTTCGATGCAATAGATACATAGTAACCTATTGGTGCTTGAGTATTAGGTCCAGCCAATGCCGAAATATAAAACGGGAATGTGGTTAGAGTACTTATGGCTGTTCCAGCGCTATTTATAACACTTAGTGCAAGAGTCGGTGTCGCATAAACGTCAATTGTTCTCTGAACAGACCAATCGCCATATTTTTTAGTAACACCAGCTGTTCGAACTCGCCACTTTATCTTAGTTCCTTCTGAATATGTTGATGTGTCTACAGAATATGAACTTGTTTTATCTTTTAAGTCAGGATCCGTCGTATTTTTTATTGTGTAGGTATATTTCGTATCGTTGAAATATATCTCTAGCTCTGCATATGTCTGACTAGACCCATCTTCTGAATTATGAACCCAATATAAGTTCAAAGGATCACCAACAATAGCTGTTGTAGTCGATGACCAAGTAGTAGGAGCTGAAGGAGCTTTACCTACTATGGTTGATGCTATAGGCGACCATGTTGATTCACCTTTTTCGTTGACAGAACGCACTCTGAAGAAATATTCCTGACCGGATGTAAGTCCCGTCTTTTCATAGTGAGTAAACTCGATTCCGGTAACTGTGGTCGTCTGATCTGAACCGTCAAAATATTTCTTCTTTGTTGTGTATTCAATGTCGTATGTCTTAGCGGTACTTACCGCCGTCCATTCCAAATATACAGAAGTTTCTGAACTTGCTCGGCATATCGTTATTGCCTTTGGCGGAGATGGTATAGCTTTATTAGAACCAGAGAAATCAGACCATTCGCTGTAAGCCTTAGCTGTTCCAGCAATTCCAATAGCTCGACATCTAACTCTATACTCGCCACCTGCATCAACTCCGCAAGTAAACGACGCTTGGCAAGCCAAAACAGGAGCTGTTCCACTGTTTATAAGTTTAGTTCCATTATATACTTGGAATTCTATATCTGCGACCTTCGAATCTGATATGTTATCAACTGATGCCGTAAGTTTATACTTTTCAATTTCGACAGTAGGCACAGGCGGCTTATCCGGAATTTGCATTGATGAAATGGTATAATTAGCCCATGCTTCAGTGCCGGTCCAATAATAAGCCGTCTTGTTATTTGAGCCTGTAGTATATGTCTTTGACACCGGTTTTACGCCAAGGCAAATTCTTATAGCATTTGATGGGGGGCTATAAGTTGACTGCTTTTCTTTTATTTCAGACGTACTGGCTTTAAACCATACGGAATCACCGGTATCGTAATACCATGTTACTCTGTAAAAGTCGAGTTTGTCTTCACTACCCGATGAAGTTGAAGTAGATGAACCAGTTCCTCCAGATAAATACTTAACCGCTATAGCACTTTGAATATTATGGTCGCCTTTTTGGCACTTTCCGAGAACTGCTCTATCACCTTTAACCTGTGTAACGTACCATTTCTCTTTTTTTACCCAAGCCGGAATGGCGACTCCGTTGTAATACTTTGTCGCCTCCGACTTTATTGATACTAGGTTTCCGGCTTTTACCGCACCAGAGGAAGATGTTGTAGCCTTTCCTTGGCCACTAAATTTCCATGTTGCATAATAGGTACCTTCAGTACCGGTTTGCTTTTTTATAGTTAACCCAGAAACAGTTGGCAAACTTATCTCCTCCTTTCAACTCTAACAGCTCTGACAAGAGTAGCCACAGCATCAGAAACGTTACTATCATCATTATAAGTAATTCCATTAATCTGATATGTGTCGCCAGTCTTGCCAGATATCTTATTACCGAGATCTTTTATTGCGGAAATAACGTCGTCGTTACCTCCATTTTGATTTCCATTCATCATTGAAGTAATGGCCCGTACATTTGACATTACGCCAACAGACGGATTGCCGCCGAACATCCTACTTATCGAACTGGCTCCGGCTCTAACATCGCTGAGATCAAGAACCGGCCTGATAGTCGGCTGTGCATCAATATCAGAATTTATAACGTCTGAAATCTTAGCTACAGCATCACTCAAACCAGATTTAGCTTTAGATGCCATTTCGAAACTTGCTTTATATGCTTTTGTCGTATGGTCTTTAAGTGCATTTACAAACGCAACGCCTGCATAATCGCCAATTCCATAAAACACCTTCGACGGCGAACGCTCGTCAAGAGCTTTTCTTGCTGCTTCTGAAGCAGCGTCGGCCATCGCTTTAGCTTTAGCTCTAGCTTTGTAGGTATTAGCATTGATACCATCCGCAAAACCATCAACAGCATACTTACCAGCTTCACGGAACTGAGAGTAATAAGACTTTATCAACGATATCGCAGCTTTAAGAACTGCAGAAAAGCTGTCTTTTATGGCTTTCGTGTTTTGTGATATGCCTGATGCAAATTTGCTTGCCATATTTTTTCCAACGCCGACAAGCACCGACTCTTTTGATTCAACTCCCTTGATGAAAGAATCAGTCATTTTACTACCGGCAGAAGATACCTTCGAACTCGAATCACTAAACGCACTTATGAATTTATCAACAGCCGATTTACTTATACTTTTAAGGTTCTTTCCGAGCGATTTCAGATTTCCGAAATCGACTCCTTCTGATTCTTTAGCTAAGCTAACAAGCGACTTAAATGCTGTTGCCGAAGCTGTAATACTTGTAGCATTTATTCCAGAAACAGATTCGCTGTATTTTTTCATACTTTCGCCGAACTTTGCGATCTTATCGCCAAATGAGCTAATATTCTTCGATCCAAATAATGTCTGCATGACACCTGTTTCTGGAAGAGCGTTTGCTACATCAGACAAACCTTTTGCAACTATAACTGAATTTGCAATTCCTTCGACATTTAAGCCTGTTACAGCTTCACCATAACCCTTAAGAGCACTACCGAAGTCAGTAAGTTTGGTTGCGAAATCTCCGAGATCGTTGCCTCCAAATATCAACTGGGCTAAGCCGCCGCTTTTAGGAATAGCATTTGCTACATCAGAAATATATTTAGCCGCATTTGCAGATGCTTGAATATCAGAAGCATTTATACCACTAACAGCAGCAGCATATTTCTTCATTCCCTCACCAAATGGAACCAGCTGCTCTGCAAAGCCTGCTAACGACGATCCTCCGCTTATAAACGAAGCAATGCCGTTAACAATATCCGCCGCTGTAAGAAGAAGTATTACTTTAGCAAGAGTTCCGACATTTTCAAGTACTGATGCGTCGATCATCTTTGCGCCAACTATAAATGGCGTAAGGTTAACCATAAACTTCGACAAATCAGTTGCTATTTCCGGAAGTGAACTGGTTATTCCTTTTGATATACCGCCTATGAGCCCTCCGATAAACTGTCCGATAGCGGTACCTATTTTTTGCAACAGGTTTCCGCCTTGCGAAATGAACCATTCTAAGCCTGGTATCTGAGCCAATCCACCGAGAGTAGCCAAAACAAACGCTAATTCTGCTACAATAGTGCCCATCGCAAATACTCCGATCATAGCGGCCGGAGCAAGCAATGCTGTTGCCGCAAGAGCTGTCATCAAAGCTGCTAATATACCAACAGCGGCTATTCCTTTTATAAGAGTTTCTTTATCTATTTTCTTAAGCGCTTCTACAACACCAGAGAAAAATGCCATAAATACATCGACAGCAGCTTGAATAAGTTGAGGAAGATTCTTAGCGACTCCTTCAAGTACTCCTATTAAAAATTTAAATAGCAAATCTATTATTTGTGGAGTATATTTAGCAAGCGATTCTAATACACCGAGTATCAATTTTAGTGCTCCGAGAGCTATTGCCGGTACACACTCGACAATTACATCAACTAGCGCGAGAATAAGCGTCTTCAAAGCTTTTCCAATTGCAGAAGCACTTCTAGTTATGACCTCGCATATTACTACAATTGTATCGGTGAGCACCTCTATGATTGACGGGAGAATTTTAAGAACCCCGACAACTATAATTGTTAACGCAGAAATTATACCAGTCGCTGCCGCTACTAATGCTCCTGATAAAGCAGTTAAACCTGCCGACAATATTACTACACCAGCTCCAGCAGCTAAACAGCCAAGACCAAACAACGCGACGGCTCCGGTAAGAGCCACAATGACAGGAACTACCGGTTCAAGAAGATATCCGGCTGCACCAAGAATTGCTAATGTTCCTGCTATCGAAATGAGTCCTTTTATTACAGAACCCCAACTCATAGCACCTAGAATTGCAAGCGCT